GCCGCCGATGACTGGCTGAACACCTACGAGACCGACGAGACCGCTCACAAGAGCCGGCGCTGGCTGCGTGAGCCACCGACCGATCGGCAGCTGGCCCACCTCCCGCCCGCGGTCCGCGCCGATCTCGGGATGACCCGCTACCAGGCTTCGGCACTGCTCACGTTCAAGTTCAATCGCCACGACATCCGGCGGCTGGTGACGAGCGCGCAGCCGGCGCTCCGGCAGGCGGCATGACCGTCCATGCGCGCCCCCGAGCCGCCCTGCGCGGTCTGCACCTGCCCGTCGCGCTGCTTCGGCTGGTTCGACCCGACGCGGCGCCGGCCGCCGCGCCCGTCCGCCGCCTTCTGCGGCATGGCCTGCCAGGGCTTCTGGACGCGGCTCGCCGCGCGGGCGGCGCCCGCCATGGTTGACCTGACCGAGCAGGAGCAGGCGGCGATCCGCGCCGCCATGCGTCGTGTGGCCGAGACCATGGGCGAGATTGGCTGGGCCACCCGCTTCCAGGACCTGACCGAGCCGCAGGTGCTGACGCTGATCGAGGTCGCCGTCGGTGCCTTCCAGGACGCGATGCAGGCGATCGCCCGCGGCCAGCCAGCGGAAGGGATCCCCATCTGATGCTGGACTTCAACAGCCGCGGCCAGGCTGCCCTGCACGTCAACGCCGCCATCGATGCCGCACTGGTGGCGAGGAATGGCGCCACCCCACCCCGGACCTATCTCGGCGGCTCCCGGCTGGGGCACGCCTGCGAGCGCGCGCTGCAGTTCGAATTCCTGCAGGCGCCGAAGGACGACGGCGCCGACTTCGACGGGCGCATCCTCCGCATCTTCGGGATCGGCCATGCGCTGGAAGACGTCGCGGTCGACTGGCTCCGCGCCGCCGGGTTCGATCTATACACCCGCAAGGGCAACAGGCCGGACGGCGAGCAGTTCGGCTTTGCCGTCGCCGGCGGTCGCATCCGCGGCCACGTCGACGGCATCTTCGCCGGCGGGCCCGCGATCCCCGGTATGGCGTTCCCCGCGCTGTGGGAATGCAAGACCATGAACGCCAAGGCCTGGCGCGAGACGTCCGGCAAGGGCGTCGCCGTCGCCAAGCCGATCTACGCGGCGCAGATCGCCGTCTACCAGGCCTACATGGATGCGGCGGTGCCGGGCGTCGCCGACAATCCGGCGCTGTTCACCGCCATCAATAAGGACACCGCCGAGCTCCATCACGAGCTGGTCCCCTTCGACGCGGACCTGGCGCAGCGCATGTCGGATCGGGCGGTGCGGGTGCTCACGGCCTGCGACGCCGGCGACCTGCTGCCGCGCGTGGCGAGCAGCCCCGACTTCTTCGAGTGCCGCTTCTGCCCCTGGGCCAAGCGCTGCTGGGCCCTGCCGGCATGAGCATGTGGGACGACTTCAACGACGCGCCGAGCCTGCCCTGGGAGGAGCCGGATGCGGTCGCCATCAATCACGGCGCCATCGCCACCTTCCTCGAGGTGGTGTTCGGCTATTGCGACGGCCTGATCCCGGTCCGCGGCTTTGTCGACCAGGGCCAGGGGATCGACAGCCGCCCGCACAACGCCTGGATCGCGGCCGACCGCCATGCCGCGGAATCGCTCGGCACCTTCGCGTCCTGGGCCGCGCGTGAAGGCACGGCCGTCTACGTCATCCCCGGCACGGTCGCCGAGAGCGGCCAGGCCCGGGCCGAGCACGTGCTGCAGATGCAGGCCGCGGTTGTGGATCTCGACACCGGTGATGTCGAGGCGAAGCTCGGCCACCTGATCCAGCACCTCGGCTCGCCCACCCTGCTGGTGGAGAGCGGCGGCCGTACGGTCGAGGGCGCGGCGAAGCTGCACGCCTGGTGGCGGCTGACGGAGCCGGCCGAGGGCGCGGACGTCGCACGCCTGTGCACCCTGCGCGGCGAGATGGCGGAGAAGGTCGGCGGCGATCCGCACTTCCGCTCCGCCCACCAGCCGATCCGCGTCCCTGGCACGATCTACCGCAAGGGCGGCGTCGAGCGCGTCGTCACCATCCGCCACCACGATCCGCGCCGCGAGGTCGACCTCGGCGAGTTCGCGGACGCGGTCATGGCCATGCCCTTCCTGCCCGGCCAGGAACGCGCGCAGGCTGGCGCACAGGCCGACCGGCCGGGCCTGGACGCCGTCCTGACCACGCCGGTCCGGGAGGGCGCCCAGGACGGCTGGACGCGCTTCCAGGGTGCCAGCGCGGCCATCGGCCACTTCATCCGCCAGGTGCATGAGGGGCGCCTTACGCCGGACCAGGGCTGGGAGGCGATCTGCGGCTACAACGCCGCCTGCCTGCGTCCGTCCTGGCCGCTGGAGCGCCTCAGGGCCGAGGCCGACGCGATCTGGGCCCTGCATGTCGAGCGCAACGGCGCGCCGCTGCTCCGCGCCGACAGCGCGCCCCCGACCGCCGTCCCCACCCACACGCTCGGCGCGCTACTCGACGACACCTCGCCCATGCCGGACGACCTGATCGGGCCGCGCCTGCTTACCCCGGGCGGGATGCTGGTGCTCGGCGGCGCGCCGAAGGTCGGAAAGTCCGACTTCCTGATCAGCCTGCTGGTGCACGCCGCCGCCGGCGCGCCCTTCCTGCGCTTCACAGCGCCGCGGCCGCTGCGGGTGTTCTACCTGCAGGCCGAGATCCAGTACCACTACCTGCGCGAGCGCCTCCAGCAGCTTCGGCTCGATCCCGACGTCGTCGCCAGCGCCCGCGACACCCTCGTGGTCACGCCGAAGCTGCGGATGCTCCTCGACGAGCAGGGCTTGCCGCTGGTCGCCGCGGCGATCCGCCAGGCCTTCCCCGACGCGCCGCCCGACGTGATCTGCATCGACCCGATCCGCAACCTCTTCGACGGCGGTCCGAGCGGCGAAGGCGAGAACGACAACGGCGCGATGCTGTTCTTCCTGCAGAGCCGCGTCGAGGCGCTGCGCGACGAGGTCGCGCCCGAGGCGGGCATCATCCTCGCCCACCACACAAAGAAGCTCAGCAAGCAGCAGGTCAAGGACGATCCCTTCCTGTCGCTCTCCGGCGCAAGCGCGCTTCGCGGCTTCTACACCTCGGGCATGATCCTGTTCCGGCCAGACGAGGAGCAGACGCCGCGCGAACTGCATGTCGAGCTGCGCAACGGGCCCGGCCTCGAGCCACTGCTCGTCGACAAGGTCGCAGGACGCTGGGTGGAACTCGACGGCCGCGGCGCGCGGCTGGTGCGCAAGGACATCGGCCGCAAGCTCGATGCGGAGCGCACCCGCCGCCACGACATCATCCTGCGGCTCATCGCCGATGAGGCGGAGGAAGGCCGCCTCTGCACCACAAATGCCTTCGCGTCGAAGTTCGAGAACACCCGCGGGCTCGGCGGGAAGGACACCATTCGCGATCGCATCGGCGTTCTTGCCACCAAGGGCTACATCAAATTCCGCCGCGATGCCGGCGACCTCGGTCAGCCCTACACCAGGTCGAAGAACGGCTACCTCGTCGTGCAGGACATGCTCCTCGCCACCGGCGAGGAGACGGTGGATCCCGAGACCGGCGAGATCGTCTCCGCCACGGTGCGTGTGCTCCCGAGCCACTTCCAGTGCCCCCGCAGCGAGGCCCTGCTCGAGGTCGAGAACCCCGAGGTGTGGGTGCTGCACGACCCCGAGGAAGGGGCGGCCTGATGCGATCGGCCCGGAACCGCACTGACCGAAACTGCTCCCGAAACTGCGCAGTTTCGGACCGAATCTGCTCACCCGCCGAAACTGCCAAACTGCTTTTTGGCAACCACATCAATGACTTCTGGCCGAAAGCAGTTTCGCGTAACGAATCTGCCCGAAACTGCTCCGAATCTGCTTTTCGGCCAGCATTTTCAGTGGCTTGGAGCAGTTTGGCAGATTCGGTTTTTCGCCACCCCCCTACGGGGGGTGTGCGTGCGCGCCTCAACGGCGCGCGCACACCGCACCCTGGGCGTAGGGGGCACGCCCGGGATCCGCCCCGCAGCCGATCCCCCCAAGCCGGGCAGCGACGGCGAGCTCCGCCAAGAACCGCGCCGTCGCCGCCCTCACCACAGCCGTCCCCTCTTGGAGACCACCATGGATACGACCACTCTCGCCATCGCCGACGCAGGCGCAAGCGGCGCCTTGCCGGACCCGGCTCTCTTCCAGCCGCGCAAGCCGGGCATCCTGGCTCTCGATCTGGGCACCACCACCGGCTGGGCCCTCCGCTTCGACACCGGCCGGATCACCTCCGGCGTCGAGACCTTCAAGCCCCGCCGCTTCGAGGGCGGCGGCATGCGCTACGTCCGCTTCACCGACTGGCTCGTCGAAATCGCCATGCATGCCCACGGCATCCGCCGCGTGGTGTTCGAGGAAGTGCGCCGACACGCCGGCACCGACGCGAGTCACGTCTACGGCGGCTTCCTGGCGACGCTGACCTCGTGGTGCGAGGAACATGAGGTCCCCTACGAAGGCGTGCCTGTCGGCACGATCAAGCGCTTCGCCACCGGCAAGGGCAATGCCGACAAGGCGGCGATGATCGCCGCGGTGCGGGCCCGCGGCTTCGTGCCCGCCGATGACAACGAGGCCGACGCCATCGCCCTGCTGCTCTGGGCGACGGACGCAAAGGGCGGACGGGCATGAGGCTGCCCGATGCGCCGCGCCCGCCCCGGTCGTGTCTGGACCTGGCACGCAGCCCGACGACCGCGATGGACCTCGACGCCATGCGTGCCGCCGCCTGGCACCGGCACGGCGTCGCCGCCCTTCCCGTGGAGGACATTTCCGATCCCTGGCTCCGCCAGGCCGTCATCAACGAAGCGAGCCGGCGCTGGGGGCGTCGGCACGGAGGAGATCACCATGGCCGGTAAGCGGAAGGCGAAGCGCAGCACCGCAGTCACGCAGGGCGATCTCGCGAAGCCCTCGAAGTGGCGGCTGCAGCACGGCGACATCTCCGCACCGGTGCGCGAAGCGGATCCCGACACCGGCAGCCCCGTCGAGCACCGGCGTGCTGTCGACACGCTGGGAATGATGCTGGCCAACGGCACCATCACGCCGCAGATGCACGAGGCGGGCAGCATCTTCCGCACGTTGTTCCGCTCGGCGGCGCTCGACGGCATCGCCACCTCGCAGCTGATCCGTCTGGCCGGGGCCACCGCGGACGAGATGTCGAGCCGCCAGGTCGATGCGCGTCGCCGTGTCGCCAACGCCATTGACGCGCTCGGCGGGCACGACAGCCCGGCCGGCTCCTGCGTGTGGTTCGTCGCGGGGCTCGAATTCTCGGTGCGTGAATGGGCGCAGCGTCAAGGTTGGGCCGGTCGGCCCGTGCACGGCCCGGTGGCGCAAGGCATCCTCGTCGGCGCGCTCGGCACGCTGGCGATGCACCTCGGTCTCACGCCGCGACAGCGCGCGGCATGACCGCCGTCACTCGCTGCCGAGCACGTAGGCGACCGCCTCCGCAATCATGGTGAACGGCAAAGCAGGGTGGTGTGCCAGGACGGCTTCGCGCACCGCCCTGCTGTCCGCATCTCCCGGCCGCGGGACGGCTCCCGCCGGGCGACAGGCAGTTCGCGCAGCTGCAAGCGCGGCCTGGCTCAGCCATGGCGGTGGAGGGCGTGGCGGGGCGCCGTCGGGCATGGCCGACGATAGCGCCCCCTTGGAGAACAAGACAAGAACATGCTATAAGGCGCCTGAACCAACAGGAGCTGAAGCCATGGCCGCTCGGAGGCAGGCACGCGTGCGTCCGGTCGACGCCGCGATCGTCCGATTGATGGCCCTTGCGGCGAAGGGCGTGCAGCCAACCCGCATGGCGCGTGAGGTGGAAGTGATCGTCGCCGAATGGCTGCGCGCGCCGGAAGCGGATCCGTCCGAAGCGAAGGCGTGGCTCGATGAGCTGCGCGAGCAGATCGCTGTCGGGGTTGGCGACGCGGAGGAGCAGCTCTCGGACATCGACATCAGTGAGCCTGCCGCGGTGAAGCAGGCGCAATCCACGCTGGCCGCCCTGGTCGCCACGCGCGATGCGGCCGAGCGTGCGCGGGCTGCTGTCCGCGCCTGAGCAGCCCGTGCGTACCCTGCGCACGCTGCTCCTGACAGCCCGCTTCATCTCGGCTAAGGGGCAGGCTTCGCAAGGAGCCTGTCTATGTCGAAGAAGTTTCTCACCGACGTCATCGTGCAGTCTGCTGACATGCAGGCTGCAGCCGCAGGCCGCCTGGCCGCCGACATCATCGCCGCGATCAAGGCGGAGATCGTCGACACCGGCCGCTTCACCATTCCCGACTTCGGCGCCTTCGTCGTGCGCGAGAGGGCGAAGCGCACGGCGCTGAACCCGAAGACCGGCGAGAAGGTCGCGGTGAAGGCTGGTGCGACGGTGCGCTTCAAGGCGAGCCCGGCGCTGAAGGAAGCTGCCTTTGCTGGCCTGAAGAAGGCGAAGCGCAAGGCGGCAAAGGGCTGACGCGACGCGTTCCTGAGCGCTGCGCTGACGTGCGGCGCTCAGGCCTTCTCGCTCGGAATCGCTGTTACAATTCACCCCGTAGCGGCACGTGAATCGCTGGTGCTAGGTCTGCTGAACGTCGAGTAGATGCGCCGACGCGGCGGTGGCGAACGAGCCACTAAGCCAGACAAACGAACGAGTGGCTCTCGAGCCGCAGGGTCCTTCCTGGGCCTGCTGTATGCGGGGGGCGGAAGCGCGCAACGTCGCTAGCGCCAGGCCATAAAACAGGGTTGCAGTTTGCAGCCTTTCACCGCGCGATCAAACAGATAGCTGCAAACCATGGCGCGCTCGGTTTGCAGCTGCGCGCCGCATGGTTTGCACCCACCCTGATCCTGGATGGCATCGATGACGCTCCCCTGGATGGCGGCGAAGATCCTGCTGCGTCCGGTGGCGGAGCTGCGCCCGCATGCCGGCAATGCCCGCGTGCACAGCGCCGAGCAGCTGGAGCAGATCAAGGCCAGCATGCTGGCCTTCGGGTTCACCAACCCGCTGCTGGCGGACGAGGCGGGTGTGCTGATCGCCGGCCACGGTCGGCTCGAGGCCGCGGTGGCGCTCGGCATCGAGAAGGTGCCGACGATCGTGCTGCGGCACCTGTCCGCGGCGCAGAAGGAGGCGCTGCGCCTCGCCGACAATCGGATCGCGGAGAACGCGACGTGGGACCAGGCGCTGCTGCGTGACGCGCTCGCCGCGGTACAGGCGGCGCCGGACATCGACTTGGCCACGCTCGGCTTCTCGGCCTCGGAGCTCGACGACATCCTGGCGGCGGCTGGAGAGGCCGTGTCCGACGGCGACGCGCCCGAGGCCCTGTCGGCACCCGCGGTTCAGGGGGGCGATGATGGCGCGGCGGAAACGCAGGAGGCGCCAGCGGAGGATCCCGCCGATGCGGAGCCGGAGCCGCCGCGCCAGGCCGTCGCGCGGGTCGGCGACATCTGGCTCCTCGGCGAGCATCGCCTCGCCTGCGGCGACAGCACGAACCGCGCGACCGTCGCCCGCGTCATGGCCGCGGATCGCGCGGCGTTGCTCTTCACCAGCCCGCCCTACGGCAACCAGCGGGACTACACCACCGGCGGCGTCTCGGATTGGGACGCGCTGATGCAGGGCGTGTTCCAGCATCTCGACGGCGCGTTGCAGCGCGACACGCAGGTGCTCGTAAACCTCGGGCTGATTCATCGCGAGGGCGAGTGGCAGCCGTACTGGCAGTCCTGGCTCGACTGGATGCGCGGCCAGGGTTGGCGCCGCTTCGGGCTCTACGCGTGGGATCAGGGGCCGGGCCTTCCCGGCGACTGGAACGGCCGCCTCGCGCCCGCCTTCGAGCTGGTCTTCCACTTCAACCGCGAGGCGCGGCAGGCGAACAAGATCGTGCCGTGCAAATGGGCCGGCACGCCGAACAAGGGCAGCGGTCTGCGGGCGGCGGACGGCGAAGTGAAGGCCTACACGCATATCGGCCTGCCGGTGCAGGAGATGCGCATCCCGGACAGCGTGCTCCGCATCACCCGCCACAAGGGGCGCGGCATCGAGACCGAGCACCCGGCGGTGTTCCCCGTTGCTCTGCCGGAGTTCCTGATGCGCGCCTACACCGAGGAGGGCGACGTGGTGTTCGAACCCTTCACCGGCTCGGGCACGACGATCCTGGCCGGCCAGCGGACTGGGCGGCGCGTCCGCGCGATCGAGTTGGCGCCGGCTTATGTCGATCTCGCCATCGCGCGCTGGCGGATGCTGCATCCCGATCTGCCGGTGACGCTGGCAGACGACGGGCGGGATTACGACGCCGTCGCCGCGGCCCGCGCGGAGGCCCTCGCCAATGCTGCGTGAGCTGCAGGTGACCTCGCTGCCGGTCGCGGCGCTGGTGCCCTACGCCGAGAACGCGCGCACGCACTCCGAGGCGCAGGTGGCGCAGATCGCCGCCTCGATCGCCGAGTTCGGCTTCGTCAATCCGGTGCTGCTGGACGACGCCGGCGTGCTCATCGCCGGCCACGGCCGCGTCATGGCCGCGAAGCGCCTCGGCATGGCGGCGGTGCCGGCAATCCGCCTGGCGCACCTCACCGAGGCGCAGGCCCGGGCGCTGCGTCTCGCGGACAACCAGATCGCGCTGAACTCCGGCTGGGACGAGGCGCTGCTCGCCGCCGAGATCGCCCGCATCCGCGACGAGGCGGTGGTCGATCTCGACGTGCTCGGCTTCTCGGGCGTGGAACTCGACCGGCTGCTGGCCGCGGCGGATGCCGGCCTCGAGGACGACGCCGACGATGCGCCCGCGCCGCCGGCGGTGCCGGTCACGCGCACCGGCGACCTGTGGCGCTGCGGCGACCATCGCCTTCTCTGCGGTGACGCCACCCGGATCGAGGATGTTCAGCGCGCGCTCGGCACCGGCCACCTGGCCGACATGGGCTTCGTCGATCCACCCTACAACGTCGCCTACGAGGGCGGCACCGCGGCGAAGATGACCATCGCCAACGACGCGCTCGGTTCCGGCTTCATCGACTTCCTCCGCCCGGCGCTGGCGAACCTGCTCTCGGTGACGAAGGGCGCCTGCTACGTCTGCATGTCCTCGTCGGAGTGGCCGACGCTGCATCGCGCCTGGCAGGAGGCCGGCGGGAAGTGGTCGAGCACGATCATCTGGGCGAAGAACACCTTCGCGCTCGGCCGCGCCGACTACCACCAGCAGTTCGAGGCGATGCTTTACGGCTGGAAGGCGGGCTCGCAGCACTACTGGTGCGGCGCGCGCGACCAGGGGAACGTCTGGCACTTCGACAAGCCGGCGCGGAACGACCTCCATCCCACGATGAAGCCCGTGGCGCTGGTCGAGCGGGCGATCAGAAACAGCAGCAAACAGCGCGACACGGTGCTGGACTGCTTCGGCGGCTCCGGCACGACGATGATCGCGGCGGATCGGACTGGGCGGCGCGCGGTGCTGCTCGAACTCGATCCCGCCTATGCCGACGTCATCGTCCGGCGCTGGCAGGAGGCCACCGGCGAGGCCGCCGTCCTGGACGGCGAGGACCGCACCTTCGCCGACATCGCCGCGGCACGTCTATGCAAGTTGGCGAGGACAGGCGATCTGAACTGACGCACCGCGCTGTCAGCCATTTCAACATGCCTCCGACGCAAGAGGTGCGCTCATTGTCCTGGCGAGGCCGATCCCGCTTTTTGTCGCGCGGACCAGGACGCTGCGGAGGTCAGCTGGGTCGGGCAAACGCTTGGCAAGGCCGTCCTTCTCAAGCCGGTCAACGGCTCGCGTGATCGCGGGTTTTGAGACCCGCAGCGTCGCAGCAAAACCGCGTATGGTATGTGGGCCCTTTGTCGAGACGAGGAGCGACAAGACGGCGATCTGCCGCAGGTTGGGATTGTGCTGGCGCGAGTGTCGAACCAGGGTCAATACGCCCGAGCGAAGCCGCTCAAGGCCGAGATCGTGTGTCACCGCGGGAACGTCAGCGTCCATTGTGCGTGTGCGGGTCGGCTTTGAAGGGCGGCGCATTGCGGGCTTCCGAGGGTAGCGCAGAATATTATGCATCCTTCAAGAGATGGTGCCAGATATCCCGTCGCCGACATCCGCGGAGAGAAGCCAGCACGATGGATTCAGTGCACCGCTGTGCGGCCCGGACATCGAATCCGCGCCACGTGCACGACCGTCTGTGCCTTCAATCATGATGTGATCCAGACGGCAGAATCATAGCAGGAAGTCTACGCTCACTCTCGCTTGGCTCGCGCTCGACGCAGCGCGAATGGTCTGTCACGCGCGGGGCACCGCGCCGCAGACGGAGAGCACGATGACCGACCGAGACGCCCGCGCCGCGCGCAACCAGGAGCGCAGCCTCGCCGCCTTCCTGAAACACAAGGCCGAGTTCGACGCCTTGCTCGCCGAGTTGCAGCAGGCCAGCGCGGACCACTTCGGCGCGGATCCCGAGACGGTCGTCTGGGGCGAGGCCGCTTGGCTGGCCGACGCCACCGCGAAGCTGAAGGACATCGCGGATCAACACTTCCGCCGCGGCGAATACAGCGCCTGACGCGCGGCACGCCTCCGCACCGCCCCGACCGGCGCGCGCCGGCGGGGCTCGGGGTCGTAGCACCCGGCTGATCGGGTGCCGAACCGGAGACACCGACGATGAAGCTTTCCGACACGCAGCGCGCGATCCTCACCGCCGCCACCGACCACCCCGAGCACCTGGCCTACCCGCCCGAGCGGCTCCCCGCTGGCGCGCGGCAGAAGGTGGCGCAGGCGCTGCTGAAGCAGGACCTGGTCATCGGCGTGCACCGCCCCGCCTACGACGCCATCGCGAAGTGGACGGTGGACGGCGACGAGATGCTGCTGAAGATCAC